TCCACCGGACACTTTAAGGACCGTCTTATCCACGGCGGATCTGGCTACCTTGCCGGGAAGCTCCTGTAGGTAGGTGCCCGCCCGCACGAGGTCCGACGCCTTCCCGGCCCCGTTCATGGTGCCGCCAGCTAGCCTCCCAACCTTCGCCGCCGTCCCGCCTCCGAGCGTAAGCACGCTTGCTAGATCGAGGGTAAAGGAGACTGGCCTACGAAGCGGGTATTCCCAACCGTGCTCTTTCGGGCCAGCAACCAAGGACTCGCCAATACCTTTAGCTGTCTCGGCCGCCGCCTTCCCCACCATGCCAGGTGTCAGGGCGTCAATGTTCTTGAGGATGTACGGAACGTTCTGCTGGTACGACTTTACGCTGCTCGGGATGATCTGGTAGAGGCCCTTCAAGAGATCAAAGGCGTCGTTGAGGGCATCCTGGGCGAAGCCTGTAGTCGTTAGCGGCCTAGAAGCCTTCTTTGGAGCTTCCTGCTGCGGAGCTGGAGCCGGAGCATCCTCGGGAAGAGGAATGGTGAACTTCTCCGGCTTCTTCTCCTGGGCCACTACTCGCTAACCTCCCCGCCGCCCTGGGCTTTCGCGAGCTGCTGGCTCTGATATTTCAGAATGTTGTTTCGGGCGAGGTCGCGCATGGGGATAGCCCTGTCGCGCTTCTGCCTGGCGGCTCTGATCTCCGCCTCATTGAAGCTGAATTCGTTGTTCAGGACCTTCTCCGCCTCTTCCACCACGTCCTGCCACATGCGGTAGCCGCCCATGAGGTTGTCGAGAACGGGGTCCTTGCCAGCGGGGTTCTTTTGGCGGAGGTTCATGTAGAACTCGTCCTTCTCCACCTGATGCGAGAAGCGACGTTCCGCGAGGTCATTGTCGGCCGCCCAGCGCCTTGCGCTCTCCTGCATCCGTTGGTGAGATTCGCTGCGCCTAGATAGCGATTCAATCTCGTGCCTGTACTGCTCAAGCTCGAACTCAAGCTGCCCGCGACGGCCCTTGTTGGTGAAGAGGATCGCGGCTGGGCCAGGCCCCATCATGAGCGAGAAGAGGACGTAGAAGACGACGTCCCACATGCTGTTGAACGCCTTGAGTTGCTTCAGCTCTCGGAACGCCTCATCAAAGCGGATCTCCCGATCCCTGATCCTGGCTTCGTAGGGATCAGGCATCTCGGAAGCGCCCGGCTTCCTATTGGGATCGGACCCGCCCCCAGGCGTCTGCTGTCCACGCTTGGAGTCCTTGACCATCTGCACAAGGATGGCTTGCCCAGCGGAGCCCATCCCGCGCAACATGCTTGCGATAGCCATGCCCGCCACGCTTGGGGCGATGCGCTGGGACATGTTGAGCCCGAGCGTGCTTTGCAGGGCCAGCGCCCGCTTAAAGAAGTCACCCTTCGTCCAGCCGTTGGCTACAAGGACGCTGTTGAAGTCCGGGGCATCATCACCAGCGGCGGGCTGCCCACCGGCAAACTCCTGAAGGCGCTGCTGCTGGGCCATGTCGCGCTGTAGATTTGGGGCCTGCTCCTGCATGCGGAGAGAGCCAGCCCCTTCCAAGCCCTGCTGCTGGCGCTGGATGTCACCCTGAAGGCGCTGAGCGCTTTGCGCGGCTTCCTGCTTGGTTAAGGCAAGCACCCCGCCAGGCTTCTTGAGGTTCTCGATGTACTGGTCGGCCTTGTCCGCCTGGTCCAACAGCGTCGCGGCCTTTAGGAGCTTCTGGCTCCACGCTGGAGAAACGGTTGCCCGGGAAGCGATAACGCGCAGGTCGTCCGCCAGCCTAGACGGTCGTTCCGCCTTCTTGCCGACTTTCTCAATAACGCCCTTTAGGTCGCTTTCGTCTTTTGGGGTGATGTTGACGATCCCCTCAGACCCGAACTTCGTCGCCTCAATGTCCGCGTCTACGTCCGTGAGCAGCTTTAGGGACTCGTTATAGCCCCGTTGCTTGGCCTGGGCCGCCTTCTGGTACTCCGCCTTGACGTTCGGGCCTTCCTGCTGAGGAGCTGGCTTAATCTGAGCGGCTCTCGCGTTGTCCTGGGAGAGCGACTCAGGCGTAGGGCTATACCCGCTGAACAACTCTTGCGTGTTCGACGGGTACTGTTCCCTCTGCTCGTAAGGGACTGGGCCGCCAGGAGCGGCAGGCTTGCGAATCTGCTGCCTGTCGTCCTGTAGCTCAGGGAAGAGGTTTTTGAAGTAGGCCACTGTTTATCCGTAGGCGGCGGCAACCGCCCCTCCCGCGATGCCCACAAGCTGGTCAAAAAGCTGGATGTACTGGTTGGACGCCTGGAAGCGAAGTTGCTTCTTGAGGACGTCGTAGCCGCGCACAGCCAAGTCGATGTCCTGCTGAAGATTCTCCAGGGCTCTCTGCTTGGCCCGCTGGAAGCGGTCGGTGTCCTCGCGGGCGATGCTAGAGTTACCAAGGCCACGGGCGTAGTGAGACTGCTGAAGGATCTGCTCTTTGTAGGCGGAGTCGTCCTCAAACTGAGCCTTGGCGCGATGCGCCTGGTCGATCCGCGCCCTCGCCGCCCGCTTCATGTACTTCTTCTGGGCGCGTTTGTACTTACCGCCCATGAGCATGCCGTGGACGCCAGAGAAGAAGCCAGAGCTTCCAGCGCCCGCTACGGCAGTACCGCCAATTTTCCACCCGGACCCTGAGGAGCTAGGTGCTTCAGCCATTGCTGGCCCCCTTGACATTCAAGTAGTTAGGGTTAGACTTTTTGGCGTTCCAAATGGAGAAAACAGTATGAGGCCCCAGTACGCGCTCCCGCTCATCTTGCTCCTCGGGTGCGAAAAAGAGGACCCTCGAATCACGATGATGAAAGAGTCCAAGAAGCGCGAGGCCCAACGCCTTGAGCGTGTTGAAGGCACGCGTCTTTTCTTTGCTGTGGAGAAGCCACCTAGAAAAGCTGGCAACTTTACGATCCCGTTTGAAGCACCTCCAGTTACCGCACACCTGAGAAAGGACTGCCCCGAGCTTGCTGGGTGGCCTCTCAAGGAATGCAAAGTCTCTGGCGGAAGACTGATTGACCCCGATGGCTTCTATCAGGATAAGCCACTGTGCGATAGGTGCGTAGAGTAACAGCACTTCCAACTCATCTCCTCGTCATGTCGTCCGCGCGGACATCCGCATAGACCCGGATCCCGTAGAAGGTCTTGTCCCCCGTCCAGGCAAGCCGTAGCCCTAAGAATCTCCCCGTAGGCCCGGAGAGAGGCCCCGCCATCTGGACCTGATGCTCCGTCGTGGTCCCGAAGGAGAGCGTGGCGTCGCTTCCGTGGGAGGCCCCGTCCACGTAAGTTCTCACCGTGAGCGTGGTGGTGGCCGTGTCCGCCTTCTGATGCACGAAGTAGCGCATCAGGGTCTTAAAGGAGAAGGAATCGAAGTCCATGTCTGGCGTGCGCCAGAGGCAGTCCACGCTACCGGGTGAGCCGGTGTCGATCTCGTAGATTTGGAGCGTGCCGGTGTTCGTCCCGACGTAAAGCTGGTTGGCCCGGGACGTGTCCGCGACGCTCCAGGGCTGCCCCGTGTAGATTCCCCACACCCCGCGCACGGAGCCATCGGACATCTTGCGCTTAAAGCCGCAGACGAGAGCCTTGTTGTTTTGGCTGCCACTATCCTTGTAGAAGATGAAGAGCTTGTCGCCCTTAATCTCCATCGTGAGCGTGGACTTGTCGGAGATCCCGTCGTAGGTGTCCCTCACGGGATCGCTGATGCGGCTGGCGTTGAGGCCGTTCAGGTAATAGACCCCGTCATCGGAGGCGAAGAAGCAGCCTTGGCCGTCCGAGGCGAAGCCGCGCTCCGACACAAGCCCCCACTCGCAAACGGGATCGACCTTGTAATTGGCGGTCGTGTCTCCGGTGAGCGCGTAGGTGGTCTTGCGCTTGAAGAGGTAGAGAGCGCGGCGGGTTCCGGCGAGCCCACGGATGATGTCGCCGTCGCCCGCGCCGATGTCGGCGTTCCCGGCGTTGGAGACGCTCGACCAGTCCTCGGGGTCTCCCGCCTTGCAGAAGATGACACGAGACGGAAAGCTCGTGTCGCCGGAGATCCAGAGCTTGGAGCCGTACTCCGTGATGTACTTGGCCCGCGCCGTGGACGGGAGATACGTGCCTTCCGTGATCGAGGCAAGGCTGCTCCCGGCGCTTGAAATCTGCGGGAAAAGGCCGCTTGCCACCACGACAAGCATGTTGTTGAGGGCGTCGGCGTTCATGATGGAGTCGGTCGCCATCCCCGTCTTGATGGAAAGCGCCGAGTTGCCATCCGCCGAATAGATCGTGGTGTTGACGGCGAAGACGTGAAACGTGGTGCCGAGATCCCGCGTCCAGACCCGAAGCCCCGTCATCGCCGCGCCGGAAGCGGAGGTCGGGAGGGTGACGCCATAGGCGCTCGACCCTCTCCGCGTCTTTAGCCCCAGGGGATAGGAGGGATCGACGTTTTCGGAGACTTGGGCCTCGTTGATGGTAATGGCGTGCGGCGGGAGGCCCGTCACCAGGCCGCCGTTGATGACCCTCGTCCCGATGTCCTGCATCGCCATCTAGATCGGCCCGTACATGTCACTCAGCGACTGCGTCTCCGTGTCCCTGATCGTGACCGTGCCAAGGGCTTCCCGCTTGGCCGTGTACTCCGCTTCCGTTACCCCCTTGTCCCACAGCTCAAACTGCGCGGACGCCTTCTCCAGAGCCCCTTCCGCCGTGAGCGCCATGTGCTTCACGTAATACTTGAGAAGGTCGTGGTACGAAGACCTGATTTCCGGGGATGCCGTGGACGCGAGGGCGATGGGCATCCTGCGGTAGAGGATGTCCACGTCGATCTGCGTGACCGTTTGCCCGGAGGCGTAGGATGCCGCCGTGGTCTGCGCCACCCCGCGCCGACACCCCGTAAGCGTCGTGGTGGACTTCCCTGTATACTCAATCTCCTCGCTGCCGATCAGCACGCGCCCGTAACTCCGCAGGTTGCCCGTCGAGGCGAGCGTGAGCGTCGTCGCCGCCGCCGTGGTCGTCGCGTTGAGCGTCGAGGTGAGGGAGGAGTTCGAGTAGCGCGGGAAGACGTAGATCCGCCCATCCATCTCGCACCAAATGGAGGGGTCCGTCGCGAGAGCCGTCTGCACGCCCGTCTGCTGGTTGATGAAATCGGTCGGCGTCACCTTCTTCACCTTGCGATTCCAGTTCTTGCGGGCGATCACGGCCTCCACCAGCAGGCAGTCGTCGGGAAGCGGCAGGGAGTCCTGGTTGGTGACCACAGTTTGGCCGTTGACCCCGCGCAGGCACATGGTCCTCTTCGCGAACTCCCGCTGGGCTTCGTCCAGCCAGCCGTAGAGGTTGGCGGAGGCGAAGAGGGAGTTCGCCTGGGAGTCCGCGTTCGCGGCTCCAAGCTCAACCTGGATCTGGGCGATAAGCGCCGAGGCGGTCGCCATCTCCCCCTCCCTCTAGGTGCCGGAAACGAGAGCGACGCTGTAGTACACGCGGATAAAGCCCGCGCCGCCGCCAGCGGCCATATGAAGGACGGCCGGTTCGTTCTCCCCGAGCGTGATGAGCGCAAGCTCCGTGTGAGGTCCGTCCTGGTTGTAGTTGTAGTAGTTGCTCCCGGCGGTCGTATTGGCCGTGATATGGACCGCTCCCGTGACGGCGCTCTGGGCCACGGCTACGTAATGCAGCCGCAGCGCCTTTCCAGAACCGGGGGCCGCGATGAGCGCGTGGGACGCGACCGTCGTAGTCCAGACGTGCGTCGCCAGCGACAGCCCAACGTCTCTGCTGAGCTGGACAAGTTCAAGGGACATCGTTCTTTCTCCTCACCTGGAAGATGGGGGGTGGCCCCTTCGGGACCACCCCCTCCCCAGACACTAGGCGTTGAGCCAGCCCTGGATCATGACCGAGTTGGTCGAGTTCGCCGTGGACACCGTATGGGCACCCAGCGACACAGCGACCGCGCGAATCGGAATGGTCGCGCCGACGCACGCGAACGAGGCGTTGATCTGAGCGCTCGACAGCCTGCCCGCGTACGTGGCCGACATCCGAAGCGGCTGACCGGAAGCGTACGTCGAGGGCATCGCCGCATCCGGGCAGTAGCCCGCGATGTAGGCCCAGAACCAGTACCCCGTGTTGTTCACGTCCACCGCGCTGATGCCAGCGGGCGTCAGGTTGTTGAACTGACCGATGGACGCGACCGTGACCACGTTCGGGTCCTGCGAGATCCCGGCGCTGCTCACCCCTCCGGTCGTAGCCTCGGCGGCGTGGACCTGGGTGATGACCGCGCCCTTGGGGATCGACGCGAACGCCTGAACGTACTTGAGGGCCGACCAGCGACCCTTCGCGTCCCGATAGAACGCGATCTGGCCGGGGGCGTTCTTCCGCGAGGAATCCGTCTGGGCGTCAATCCCGCCGTCCGCCGTCACTCGCGCGGCCGGGGGGTTGATCCCGACAAACCCTTCACCAAGAGTAGGCATTGTTCTGACCTCCGCGCACCCTGGGGAACATAGGCCCAGGGGCTTCACTCGGGCTGTCTAGCGGCCACCGTCCCGCCTCTCCCCCACAAGGGGGAGAACAGCCCACGCCTCGCCTAGCTCGCGTCAGCCGGATCGATGTTGTCGATCTCGCCGTGCGCTCGCCGCTGAGACGTGCCGTGAGACACCATGAAGAGCAGCTTCCCGATGTAGGCTTCGATCTGCGGGATCGGAGCGTACACGCGGCTGATGAACGCCTTGGACTCGTGAACGACGAACTTGATGTAGTCCGTGTTCAGGAACCATAGGCAGTTATCCGTCTGCGTGTAGCCCGAGCCTTCCGCGTGTTCGTCGGGCATGATGACCATGTCCTCGAACATCATGTGGTCGAAGCCGATCTTCGCGATCCGCTCCATGCCAAAGCGCTGATTGCTCTGCGCGATGGCCCAGATGCGGTCATAGACCGGGAAGTTGCAGAGACCCAGGTTGGGCTTCGACGGACCCCGCGTGACCGAGCCACGCAGCCGCCGCATGTCGAGCGCCGTCAGGACGTTGTTCGTGATGCAGTCCAGGCGCGACGCGAGCCACGTCGCCGGGGAAGTGAAGTCCGTATCCGTCAGGCCGCCATAAGGCGTGCCCGTCCCGGCGAAGAGATCCTGAAGGCCGCTCGGCTGGAGCGAGTTCGAGCTGTTCGACCCCATGAGGGCCGTCGCGAGCTGCTCCATGAGCGTCGCGGAGGCGGTCTGCGTCACCGCGTCCACGATGTCAACGATCCCGTCGGGACCGTTGTTCTTGTCGATGTCCTCCTCCGGAATGACGAAGGGGCACCGGCCGTTGTACCACTCGAACTGAGCCGCCGTGAACGGCTCGAGGGCCTCAAGCGTCGCCGGATCCATCCCGGAGTACCAGTCGAAGTTGAGGTGAGACTTGACGATGGGGAAACGAAGGCTCAGACCCCCGCGCACGGAGATCCGGCCGTTCTCCCTGAGCCACCACACATACGGCGTCCCCTTGCTCGTGTTGTCCACGATCTGAGGGGCGATGTAGTTCTGCGTGATGCTCTGAATCGTGTTCAGAGAAAACGCCATGGCTTAGTCCTTGTCGCTGCCTACGGGTTTTCCTCCGCGATCTTGGCGAGATAAGCGCGCTTTTCAGCGTCGTTCATCTCCGTCACGCTCTTCTTGAGGTCGAGCTTCTGACCAGGAAGCGCCATCGGGTTCGGCTGAGGCCGACCCTTGGGCTTGAACCGCTTCTCCATCTCCGACAGGCGGGCGTCTTCCCGAGCCTTGATTTCCTTCTCATAGTTCGGGGTCAGCTTCCAAGCCTGGGCGACGGTGAGGCGCGGCGAGGCGACAAGCACCTCCTTGATGGCCCTCGTCTCTTCGGGCGAGAGAGGCTTCCCCCTCTGGCTGCCGAATTCAAAGAGTTCCCACCGGAGGTTGTTGTCCGCCTTCACAAGCTCGATCTGGAAGCGGGGATCGGTTTCGTCCCCATCCCAATCGTCCGCCCGCTCTTCCTGGCGAGACTCCTCCCGGCGAAGCTCGTAACCGCTCTTCGCCAGGGCTTCGCGGATTTCCGGATCGGTCTGAGCCAGACGCTGAAACTTCTCGGAGCCGATCAACTGCTCAAGACGCTGGAGCTTGGAAAGCGTCTGCTTGGCCTGCTTGTCGCTGTTCTGATACGCTTTCTCCAACTCCTGGGCGGTCTTGTACTTCCCCGCCAGAAGTCGCTGTTGCTGCTGCCCAGCCTCCTGCCTCGCGGCTCCCGGATTCTGGGGTGTCGTGAGCCGGTCGGCGTGTCCGGTATCCTGGCCGATGGTCTGAGGGGTATCCTGTCCGGAGCCCTCGCCACCGCCAAGAGCGGACTCGACCAGGCTTTCGAGCCCTTCATCCTGCGGCATTTCCATTCGCTCAGTCCTCTCCTATCCGCCCATCGCGGAACCGTAGATCCTTCGGGCGTCCGGATTTGAAGGAGCGCCAGACGCCCACGCGCTCCGACTTGTCAGTCTTTCTTGAGCTGCGCCGCCTGCGCGGAGGTCATCCGCTGCTTGGGGTCGAGTCCCGTCTTGTCCTGGGAGATCGCCCGCTTGTCCTTGGCCGGGGAAAGCGAGATGTCGAGCGACTCGCGGAGCGCGTCGCCCGCCTCATTTCGCTTGTCAGTCCGGAGGCGCTCCAGGGCCGCTTGATCGGCCACCCGGATCAGGTTGAGCCGACGCAGCTTCGTCTCTTCCTCGCCCTTCTCCTTGTCGAAGAAGGCGAAGACCTTCTTGATCCCCGTCGAGTCGTAGGGGGCGTTCTTCGGGTACTCGACGCGGGTGATCCAGCCCTTGCGGCGGACGGGAAGAGCCTTCCCCTCATCGTCGTAGCACTCTTCCACGTAAGCGCCTGGAACCGCGTTCGGGATGGCGATAGGCATATCAGTGTCCTTTCTTCGCGGCCCGCGAGCGGGCCAGATCCTTGAGCTGGGATTCGTGAGACGACGGCTTTCCCTTTGGCATCCACGGCGGCGGAGCCGTCGCGGGAGCCGGGGTGAGGATCTTGGAGGGCTTCCAGCGCTTGTCTATGTGCATCTAGACCCCCGAGAGATCGTCTTCCGCCATCGCGCCTTCAGCGGGAGCCCCAGGAGCCGCGGGAGCGGCCTCGGACATCTTCGGAGCCTCCTCCTGGTTGAGTTCCGTACCCACTTCCTCAACCAAAGCCCGGAAGGCTTCCACCTGCTGGCGGACCTTCTGGGCGACCGACTCAGGAAGCTGCGGGATCGTGGCCTCGATGGTGTCGATGGCCCCCATGAGGTCGCTCATCGGGTCGGAGGTCGCCTCCGCCATCTCGTCTTCAGGCGGCGGCATCAGCTCGGGGTTCTCCTCCGGGCCGCCCGTCATCCCCATGCCCTCCGAGCCCCCCCGCGCGGCGAGCATCCGCGCCATGTCGGCCATGTTTGCCATCGCGATCTCCTAGCAAGCGTGCTTCTTGCGGATCTTCTTGATCTCCCGCTGAACATTCAGGCGGGCGTTGTTCGTCAAGCCGTCGTCCACGTCGAATTGCAGGAAGGCTTCCACGGGAGCCTTCACGCCGCGCAGCTTCTGCGCCATAAGCGTGAGGCAGAGGTCCCACATGTGGCCTTTCCCGAGGCTCTCATCGAAGCCCGGGAAGGCGGAGCGAAGGATGAGAGACATGGGCGTGATCGTTCCGGAGCGGCGAACCTCGTCTTCATCCCACGAAGGCTGCGTAAGCCGTCGCGAGCCCTGCCATACGGTCCCCGCGCCCGGATACGTAAAGGCGTGGGAGTCTGCGTAGCAGAAGACGACTCGCTGGTTGGAAGCGTTGGCCTTCCGGAGCCGCGTCAGCATCTGCTCCAAGGCTCCCGCCGCGAGGATGACATCGTCGTCCGCGAAGAAGAGGTACTTCCCCTTCGCCTTGCGGGCGAGAGCGTTCCTCTTCACGTTGGGATGCCGGTCGGAGTCGTCCACCAGCACCTCAAGCGCTCCGGCCGCGTAAAACGACGGCAGGGAGTAATTGAGGAAGAAGTGTCTGCGCTTCTTCTGGTGCGGGACCAGGACGGACACCGGAAGGCGAGCCATCAGCTCACGAAGCCTCCATCGCCGCTACCCGGGTCAGGCTTCACCGCTCCATAGCTGCCCGCTGCCTTAGACCGCGCACGCATTTTCATGGCTCCCGCCGCGCCTTGGCGGAGCATCTCCGCACGTTTCGCGGACGGAATCGCACCCGCCCGAGGGCTTGTGGTGCCTGGAGCTACAGGTCGAGGGCGGTTCATTTCGGCCTCAGCTCCTGGTCGGTGTAGTTGAAGACGCCGGAGCCCGCCGCCCGCGAGCGAGCGACGTCCGTCATCGCGTACTCCGTCCCGGCGGACACGCTCTCAGACTTCTCCTTGGGCTTCACAAACTGGCCCATGAGAGGGTCCTTGGAGACAACCTTCTTGACGGACTCTTTGGCCCGCCGATACTTTTTCCGCCAGCCCATATGAGCCTCCTAGTCGAGAGGGGCCTTCCCGGACGGATTGGCCTTGAAGGGAGGAATGCCCTTGTTGCCCGCGTTGTAGCTGGTCTCGACGCCGCCCTTCACCACGCTCTGCTTGGGGGCGGTCTTCTTCCCGGGCGGAACGCCCTTGTCGCCCTTCGACGTGTCCGACACGAAGCTCCCCTTCTTGCCGGGGCCGTAGTCGGAACGTCCGCAGTAGTTGCCCTTGCTGCCCATGTCGCTCTCCTTCAATTCCTCAAGCCAAAAGATTCATCGCTTCCTGGACTAGCTGCTGTGGGTCGTCTTCCGGGACCTCTTGCCCAGGCGGGGTCTGGCCCTTCGCGGCCATCTCCGCCTGCATCTGCTGCTTCTGCGCCGCCGCCATGCGCTCCTGAAGCGCCTGGATCTTGGCGACGGGTTCCTCGATCTCTTCCAACACGTACTGCGGGTCGACAACGCCCGCCTGGAGGAGCGCGAGCGAGCGTTCGAGCTTCGCCTGGAACCCTCCGGGGGGCGTGGGCGAGAAGTCCACGTCCGCGTCGAAGTCCTCGGGGATGGTGTTCTTGCGTTCCCACTCCCCGTTCACGTCGAGCGCGGCCCGCTCGTTCACCGTCACGTACTCTTCCTGGCCGCCCAAGCCGGTCACGCGGACGACGCGCTCGTCCCTCATGAACTGCTTGATGCGGTTCAAGATGAGGCGATCTTCCTGGCGGATCGCGGCGAAGACGTGCTTGGTCATCTTGGAGACGACCACGTTGGCCTGCTCCTTGATGATCTCCATGCCGCCGAGCGTAGTGACGCCAGCGGGCCGCTCGCCGTGGAGGATGTCCACGCCGCCCGAGATGGACCGAGCGCGGGACGTGAGGCGGTCTTCGATGTCAAACCACTTCGGATTCGCGCCGGGCTTGGAGAGGAGGTAGTAGCCGTTCCCGTTCGGGGAGTTGTCGAAGTAGACGCTGCCCGCCGCGTTGGTAAAGACCTTCGCCTCGTCCATGTTCTCCCGGTTCACGACGAGGGGGGTGTCGGATTCGTAGCGCTGCTGGTCGAGCGCGTAGGAGTGAACCTCGTTGATCTCCTTCTGCATCGACTCCAGAAGCTCAACGAGGCTAATTCCGTAGACGGCGTCCTTGTTGCGGATGACGTTGTAGGCCACGTAGGGGTAGAGGTCGTCTTCGTAAGGGCTAAGGTCGTCCTGGAGGATGAGCCCGTTCGCGCATACCACATAGCGAAGCGTCCCGTCGTCCTGCCGGATCCAGGCTTCGATGAGCGTGGCGAGATGCTTGTCTTTGCGCTTGAGAACGCTCTTCGACTGCTGCGTCTGCGTGCCGTCGGGAATGGTGAAGGCGGCGACGTCGCCGGAGCCGCCCGTGGTGAGGTTCCCGGAATGCCCGTAGACGGGCGTGAGAGAGCCGTCCCAGACGCCGCCCGGCACTTCCCAGCCGCGATCCGGCCAGCGCTTCCGGATCTCTTCCAAGGGGACGTTCTTCGCCTCGATGATGTAGGAGGCGTCCTGCACCTTCTTCGTATGAGGCGAGAGGAAGACGTAGGCTTCGTCAACGAACGTGAGGCGCGGAGCCCCGCGCTTCCCGTCCAGACTCCAGTCCCAGTCCACGCGGCGGAAGCCCGAGCCGGTCACGACCGCCGAGCGCACCGGAAGCTCGACATCCGTGTGCTGATCGTTGAGATCGTGCGTCCAGTTGATGAGCTTTGTGGCGATCTCCGCCGTCTCTTTGTCCTCGGGCTCGCGGGCGAGGACGTTGGAGTCCGGAAGATCCTCCCCGATGGTGCCTACGAAGGTTTCCACCTGCTCGTAGGTCATGTTGATGACGCACATGGAGAGGTTCTGAGGGCGGCGCTTCTTCCACTGTTTGCCGCGCCAGAAATCCCAGCGCTCTTGGCAGACGCCGGAGCCCAGGCCGCACTCTTCCTTCCACTTCCGGGCGGCCTGATACATCCCCCAGAGCATCTCCGCCTTCTTGCGGTCGCTGTCGGAGAGCGTCGCGGCCTGGGAGGGAGTCCCGGCCGTGAGGAGGAACCCAAGGCCCTCCCCGCCTTTCAGGCTGTCCGAGACGAAGTTTCCGCTACCCATTCTTCTTCAGCTTGGAAGGGAGAATCGCCTTCTGGATCTGAGGGGTCACGGTACCCTGATCGCGCTCGGCGGCCGGGTTCTTGACCGGGCCTCCCCACAGGTCCGACATCTTCATGGGCTTCCCGGTCGTCGGGTCGATGACAGGGCGGCCATGCTGGCGAAGGCCCGGATCCTGGCCCTTCAGGACGGAGACGCCGTTTTTGTTGAAGGGGACGCCGTTACGGCTCTCCTTCGGAGGCTCGTAGTGGTTGTCGAGAGGGACGATCTTCCCCTGCTCGCGGACCACGGGAGCGTCGAGAGGCTCCCCGTCGGGACCGGCGACCATCTTGATCCGCTGCGGCACCCAGGACTTCGTGCCAGTGATCGGGTTCGTCCACTCCACCATGCGGGGAGGACCCAGGCGGTTGTCCGTGCGCCAGCGGTCGATGTCTTTCGACGTCTTGATTTCGTGAACTTGGCCGTTGTTGTCGCGGAAGACGGGGCGGCGGCGACCCCCGATGTCGGCGGAGGGGGCGGCGAAGGACGTCACCTCCTCCATCCCGCTATGCTGAGTGCCGTTCACCATGAAGTTCGAGAGAAGCCGCACTCCGGGCTTATCACAGTCCGGGCATGGCATGGACTTCTGCTTGGCCTCGCTCGGGAGAGTCTTGAAGAAATGCTCGAACTCCCCGTGTTCCTCGCAGCGGTATCCGTAAGCTGGCATCAGACTTTCTCCACCTTGCAGCCGCGCGAGTAGCGAATCACCATGATCCCCCGCGTCTCTTCCACGACCTGGGGGACGTGTCTTTCCTTCTCGGCGTCGTAGTCACGCCCGCAGCTTGGGCACTTCAGCATGAGTGGAAGTCCTTGAGAGCCTCTTCCATCTCGTCGCCGCACTTGAGGCACTTCACCCACGACCCCGGAGAGAGTTCCCCGACCTTGATGAGAGTGCCTGGAGGAGCGTTCTGGATGGCCTTCAGGTACTCTTCCAGGCCCACGCCGTAGAAGGTCCCGCCATCGGGCATGATCTGGTTAAACTCCACGGTTCGCGGCCTCCTTCTCCCAGGTCTGGTCCTGAGCGGCGAGCGAATCCGCGATAGACGGCACCTTGAAAGGCCTCGGCTTCTTGTTAATCGGCTGAAGCTCCCCGTCGCGGCTCCGACGCTGGTACTGCATGGGGCCTTTCGGAAGCTCCACCACGGAGCAAAGCGCGTAGCGCATCGCGTCCATGTGGTGGTTGGCCCAGTCCACGGGGATGTCGTTCGTGTTCTTCGGGTTGTCCTCGGACGGGTCCGGATAGTGGTAGTTCTCGAACTCTTCCGCCGTCCACTCGTGATCCTTGCCGATCCGGATCATGTCGTTCTGCATGAGGCCCTGGCAGACCGCGAGCATGACGGGGATCGTGCGCTTGTCGTTCTCGGCGTGGAGATCGAGGTTCTGATAGGCGCGGACCCCGAGCTTGCGAAGCCGCGAGATGTTCGATGGGAAGCGCTTATCGCAATACCACTTGGGTACTTGCCACTTAGCCTGAGCGGCGAGCAACTCCGGGGCGACGTCCTCGTCCGTAGACTGCGTGGCGTGGATCTCTTCTAGCTGATACCAGCGCCCATCCGCCTTGCTCTTCCCCCACACGCACGCGGCGTAAGGATCCGTCCAGCCGAAGTCCACGCCTCCCGTGATCGTCTCGTAATCCTCCGGCTTCATGCTCGGAGGCTCGACCATCATGGAGCGCTCGAACGTCCCGTAGACGTAGCCGACCGCCTCCGTGAACATGCCGTCCAGTTCCTGGCGGGCATACTCGCGGCCGAAGAGGCGGCGCAAGCGCTGGATGTGGTCCTTGTCGGCGTGCGGGTTGTCCTCGGACGTCCAGGTATGAAGCGCGATTTTCGGGTCGTTCTCCGGATGCCTTCCCTTCTGGCCGGTCATGAAGCCGCCCGGGAGGGCGATGCCTCGGTAGAAGAAGTTCTTGGCCTTGGGCGAAGTCGCGATCAGGAACTTGGTCTTGACCACGATGCCGCGAGCCTGAAGGTTGTTCCAGGCCATCGGCTTCCAGTGGGCAAGCTCGTCGCAAATGGCGAGGCCGAGCTTGTTCGTGGCGCGGAGGCTGTCCGGGTCGGAGGCCGTGCGGACAAGGAGCTTGATCGGGCAGGGATCCGCCGTCCCCTTCCTCGGGACAAGCCAATGCGTGCGGCTGTCGCCGCGCTTGAGACCCCACGCGCGGATCTGGGAATCCGACATCCAAATCTGCGGAGGGGTGCGGCTCTTGAAGGTGTCGAAGAGAACTTCCGACTGGGCGTAGTTCCGGCTGATGAGCCAGACTTCCATCGGGATCTTGCCCCGGATCTTCTCCGGGAGCATGATCGGATGCGGCCCGTAGAGGGCGAGGCGTCCGCCGTCGCACTCCGCGTAGGTCTTTCCGCTCTGAAGGCCGCAGGAGGCGGCGACGTACTGATACTGCGGGTTGACGCAGTCTTCGATGTACGCCTTCTGGAGGGGCGACGGCATCCCCTCGGGATCGAAGAGGCGCTCCCAATTAAGCATGAGAGCGAGGAGGGCGATCACCCAACCTCCCTCCAGCCTTCGGGCTTCTCCTTCTTCGCCCCCTTCTTCCCGGCGTTCTTCTCCTTGATCGCGCCTAGCTGGATGCGAAGGAGATTCGCGAGCGAGTCGATGTTCTCAACGGTGAGGGCGGCCCCAGGCCCCTTCCTCCACTCGTCGATGAGCCCCTCAACGTAAATCAGGATGTCATCGACGGTGCGAAGGCGGATGTTGCGAAGCGTGGCGTCACCGGCCAAGCCTTTGCCCTTGGCGAACGCCTGCCGCATCTCAAGCGTGATGCCGGGATCGTGGCCTAGGCAGTAGCCAGGGGTGACGTAAGTCCGATAGACCTTCATCGGACAGGGAGCGCCGTCTTTCTTAGTCCCCTTGCAGGGCTCCGGCATACTCTCTCCGCAAAGCGTTGCGCCTTACGGTCATGTCCCGATACCCTCGCGGGCTACCGGGGAGAGATGCCGTCAGTGAAAATTATGGCTTATGGGGGCTACGGAATCAAGCGTCCCCGACGATTTCTTTGAGCTTCTGGGCTTCCTCTATCGCCTTCTTGAGTTCGCTGTCTTGCGGGTAGAGTCCCGCGAGCCCTTCCGCGTAAGTCTTGTTCTCTTCGATCTCGTACTTGTTTGCTGGGAGCTGAAGAGCCGCGACCTTCTCCGCGTGCTTGAGGTTAGCGTCGCGAATCCCCGCCTCAAACGCCTTCTGACGCTCCCAGACTAAGCGCTGGCCGTAGAGGCGCTCAAAGAAGAGATAGACCCCGACTCCGGCGACGAAGAAGAAGACTCCGGAGACGAGGGCGGCGGCGAGGATGATGGCGCAGGCAATAAGGGCGTAAGCCATTCCGTGAGTTCCTTAAACTCCGTGCCTTCGATCTTCTGCCCGTGCGCTGAGGCGTTGTAGACCCGAAGCACGGGCTTGGCTTTTCTGTGCGTGGCGATCTGCATCTCCAGGAAGAGGCAGAAATTCTTGTAGGGCTGTGAGGCTTCGACCATGCTGCCGTCCGTCGATGGAAGCATGAGCGGCTCCTGGCGGTTATGCTCCGCGACGAGAATCGGCCGAGGCCAGGCCGGGAAGGTCCCGTCCGCGTGCGTGTCGGTCGAGCCGGGAGGATACGATAGATCCGCGCCAGCCAGAACAACATTCGTGGAGCCAAGGAACATCGCGAGGTTGAACATGTGGTGGAGAATGGAGTTCCCGCCGTCGATGCTGTCGGTTCCCAACTCCAGCTTCATGAACTGCGCCATGTTGTGATCCATGAGGATCATGCGCCTGGCGGGCCACGCGGACATGACGCCGGGACAGGCCGTGAGCGGGGCGCAAAGGATGGTCGTCGGGTGCGGCTTCGGGGCGAACATGAAGATTCGGTCGTTCCACTCGAACTGCTCTACTTCCACCACAAAGTCAGGGATGATTCCGGCCTCCATAGCGCGGGCGTAGCTACGGCCACAGACGATGAAGGTCGTGTCGGCGCGTTCGCGCTGAATCCGGGCGAGCGTCTCCCACTGTTTGTTGAGGGACGGCCCGGCCGCGACGATGAAGACGACGGCGTTTTGCCCCATGCCCTTCGCGCGTCGGAGCGGAATCCCATCTTCCACCCAGCGGTAGTTCCTGTAGATGTTCCTCGCGGGCTCGTTGTCCTTGGAGAGAAACTCCAGGCTCCGCGTGTCGAAGTTGGTGAGGTTGATGACCTCCCCTAGCACCGCCGCGAACTGGCTGGCCTTCTCCCGGCTAGAGCCACCGATCTGCCCGCCCGTCCAAATCGCCATGTTCTCCATGAGCCACTTCTGAAGGAGCGCGTCGTTCTCCCACGTCACTCCGGCTTCGTCAGGCTTGAGGGTGTAGACCTTCTTCTCCTCAGGCGTCAGGAAGAAGATGACCTTCCCACCCTCTTTCTTGAGGGCCTCGATGCCTTCGCACTCATCCTCACGCGGAGGACCGGCGTAGAGGAGAAGCGACTTGACGCTAGAGGCGAATTCGTCGGGGACTTTAAGCAGCATCGGCGGGGCTCCAGAGCTTGTTTTCGTAGCCGTCAAGGACGTTAAGGAGGTTGCCGAGCATGCGGGCCATACAGTGGCCAGGATCCCTGAGGCCGCCATTGTCAAAGAAGGCGTCTTCTCCCGCGTGGGGGTAGACGAGCGCGTAGGCGCACGGGCCGTTGAAGACGCGATAGTCCAGCTCGCACTCCCACCACTTCCGGAGATCCTCGAAATGGCAGCGGGTGTGGATGTCGTCCTTCCCGTAGACGATGAGCTTCCGAGCGCGGCCGGATTCGGCGGCGATGGCTTGGTGCCGCGCGTCCGCCCGCCTCAAGTAGTTCACCTGAACACGCTTCTTTGACGGGAAACCCATGTACGGCTTCTCGCACCAGATGCCGCGCACCATGTCCGCGTGTTCAAGCGCCGCCATCACCGCGATCTGGTCCTCCGGCTGCACGCAGACCGATACGATGTCGGGCTGAGAGGACGTAAGCCCTTCTTGGAGGCTCTCGTAGGCGGTCGCGTTCCACTTGCGCTCCGCCTCATCCGCCCTTTCCGGGTTGGGCTCGACAAAGCCGACGAGTTCCACGCGGTCATGCAGCATCCTCGCTGCTCCCGCGTGCGTGTACGCGGAGTCGTGCCAGCGAAAGGCGGCTCCTATCCGGCCCGCGCCGACGATGAGGAGGCGATGCTTAGGCATGGCGGCTCCTATGTCTAAGGCCATGGCATTTCCTGCACAGCCATTCCACGGAAAGAGGCTTAGAGTAGTCTTCGTGGTGCGCCTCAGCATTCTCCGCTCCACACGAGGAGCACGGCAGGCGCTTCAACACGCCATTCCTCAAAGCGTTTCTGACTGCGTACCGAGCCTTGTACTTATCCGCGTGGATTATGCGCATACGCGAGGCGTGCGAAAGGGCTTTGGCTCTATTAGCGGAGTACCTCTTTCTGGCTGCCGCGTTGCGACGCTCGCGTTGTTCGTCCGTCTGGCGATCGCGCTTGACGTAGTAGTACTCACGAAAGTACTCCCGCACCCTGGCGGCATTTGCGCTACTAACGCGCATACATCTCTCTCCACTCATTCTCAAGGATGCCCATACGAAGAGCGTTCACGTAATGACCGAAGACGAAGATCTCGTCTCTGAGCGTGCCTTCGTGCTTGAAGCCGACTTTCTCGTAGCACTTCACCGCTCCCTTGTTCTCCTCGTTGACCCCAAGCCAGACGCGATGAGCGTTGAGGCGACTGAAGGCGTAATCTACGGTGAGCCTGGTGGCCTCAGCACCGATCCCCTTCCCGATGAACTCGGGATCGAAGATCAGGATGCGAAACTCCCAGGATTTATAGATGTCCCGATGGGTGTGGAGGCCGCAGGTGCCGATGAAGCGGTCGTCCACCCAAATGCCGAAGAGGATTTCCCCCGCCTTCAGCTCCGCCGCCCACTTCTGCTGATAGTCCTTCGTCCTCATTGGGATGGAGCCGGTGAAAAGGTGTTGCGTGGTGAGCCCGCGATTCACGTAGTCCGTGAACGTGCCCACTTGCATTTCGTCTTCTGGGTCAAGAGGCCGAAGCTCGCAGAGTTCTCCCTTGCAGAACGTCATCCCACCGTCTCCCCGAAGTCCTTCACGTGCTTCGCGTTCTTCTTCATGATCTCCGGATGCGTCATGCCCCACTGGACGACGAGATTGGCCCCCCAGACTTCATCTCCCATCTCTTCGTAGATGGCTCGCACCACTTCCAGGTCTTCCAGATAGTCCACCGTGAAGCGCATCCGGGAGAAATCCGTCCCCTGGTTTCGCATGGAGTGGTTGTCAAGCTTGTTGTTGAGCGCCCAGAGGGAGAAGTATTCGCGATCCTTCTCGCTCGTGAGCCGCATGGAGAGCTTGCGGAGAAGCGGCACGTCCCAGACCTCAAAATCAAAGCCATCGGGGAACGTGCGCGGACGCCAGTTCTGAACGAGCGGCAGGGCTTTGTCCTTCGTCGCCGTCTCGATAGCGGCACGGATGAGATCCGGAGGGATGAGCGGGCAATCTCCAGTGACCCTCACCAGCTTATCCGCCTCCAACTCATCCGCCACGTTGAGAAGCCTGGAGAGGCAGTCATCCTCCGGGCCAGTGATGGGGAACATCCCCGTGGCACGGAAGATGACTTCCGAATCCTTCTCGGGGCAAGCGATGGCTACAGCATCCGCATTCGGGACAGCCCTACACCTCCGCACGATCTGGGACAGCATGGGCTTGCCGCAGATGTCGGAGAGGATCTTGCGCGGAAGGCGCGTGGATGCGAGACGTGCCTGTATTGCGATTACCGTTCGCATAGGCTGTCCCTCATCGCCTTCGCCACCTTTCGCGCATAGGACAGCGGCTTATCCGGGGTGAGCGTCGAGAGGATGCAGAGGGTCTTGGAGGACAGCTCCTCAACCACAGGCAGAGGTCCACGGGCGTACTTACGGAAGGCGGGGTACTTGTGCAGAGGCGGAGTGAGGTACCCAGCACCTACGGGGATGCCGCGCTTTGCCATGAGCTTACAGAACCGCTCTCGCGTCCCCCGCTTAACGCGAAAGGGGTACACGTACCACACATGCTCATCCCATGACGCTCTGGGGAGTAAACCGAAAGAGTCCTCCAGCGTTCTCACCAAGTCCTTGCGCCTCTGGTTCCTCTCCTCCAGCTCCAGCAAGCCGTGATAGGCAATGCACGCCGTCACTTCGTTGGGCCTGTAGTTGAGCCCTACTTCCTTCTGGTGGAAGTTCTCCCCGTGGTTCATGAGGTAGCGGGCACGGAGGGCGACGTCGGCGTCATTCGTCACCATGACGCCGCACTCCCCTGCCGGGACGTTCTTCCCCCCGTTCATGCTGTAAGCGCCAGCAAGCCCATGCGTACCGGCGTAGCCGTGCTGATTGCGTGCCCCTACCGCTTGACAGGCATCCTCCACTACCGGGAGGCCGAATGCCTGGAGGCCATGAACGTCCGCCATTCCACCGAAGAGGCTGACCGGGAGGATGGCTTTCGTCTTCTTCGTGATGAGCGGCTTGACCGTTTCCGGGGTGATGTTGAAGGTGTAGGGATCGACGTCGGCAAAGACTGGAGTACCTCCAGCAAGCACGATAGCCGATGCGGTAGCAGAGAATGTAAAGGGAGACGTAATGACTTGATCCCCTCTCTGGAGACGTAGAGACGCCAATGCGCAATGAAGCGCCGCCGTGCCTGAGTTAACAGCCACCGCGTGACGAACTCGGAACCGCCGCTCGATCTCTCGCTCCAGACGCCAGGCATAACTCCCCTCTCTCGGCTCTACTCCTACTTGCGGATTCGCGCGATAGGCGCTGAGGCTTCCACCCTTCCGGAGCAGGGCATCCACGGCCTTCCTGCACTTCTCCGAGTACATGGGCCAGGTCATACGGAAAGCTCCTTGATGCGGGAGCGGACGTAGTCGATGTGCCTCTGGTAGTCCTTGCCATTGTCTGGCTCGGAGTGGATCTGCTCGCACAAGAAGACTCCGTCTTTGCGGTAAAACACGACGAAGGGAGCCATCCACCACTGATCCTTCATGTCCTCTATGGCTTCATCGAGCTTAGAGGCGTCCCGCAGCTCCCCGAACGGATAGCCGCAGCAGTCATTCCCAAGCTGCATGTAGCCAAGGATCTCGGTCATAGCATGCGCTCCGCCTCCCGCACGTTGTCCACGTAGCGGGATAACTCGCAATCCCTCAGCTCCATGAGCAGGGAATGCCCGAAGTCGGGGTCAGAGCTGGGAGTGTCCACCATGCGGACGTGCTTCTCTAAGATCCGTGCGCCAGCGCCGACAGCTACAGCGCCGGTCAGCAGAGATGTGGTGTGGTCGGAGAGGCCGTCATACGGAACATACAGCCCAAGTATCGAGTCTTCCTGCGGCAGCATCCTGGATAGGCCCAACTTCTCTAGAGGTGTCGGGTACTCTGACACACAACGCAAGGTCTTGAGCCATTCACTGTCGCCAATCGTCTCAGCTAGACAATCGCTCCCGTTCGTGCTGGCAATGACTTCCTTCTTGTACTTCTTGTGGGCCTTGACGAAGGACAGGTCATCTCCGCTCTTGGTCTCGAATGCTGACACCTTGAACCGCGAGACATGCGGAGCGACTATGGGAATGTCCTTCGGAATGAACGTCGTGCAGATGTACTCAATCCCATACTCCCTGCACCTAGCGGCGAGCTGTTCATGCCATTCCTTGGGCCACGCCAGGCGGGAGTAGTGATTCCCTGGAATGCCTCTTCGCCGGTGCATCTCCTCTGGATCGGAGCAATACTGAGTTTTCCACGCGTCCGCCCCGCACTTCTTAGCGGCTTCAATAGACCTGTAAGCCCCTTCCAGGCCAGCATGAAGCCAAGTACAGGCGGCCTCGCAAATGACGAACGTCTTACCCATGCTTCCCCCTGAAGATGTCGTAGAGAGCGCCTAGCAGGAACGCCGGAAGGCCCATGAGGGCCAAGGGCCATAAGCCAAAGCAGCAGAGCATTACAGACGTCGGAAGCCAGTGGGCCACCCACCCACGTCCTCCACGCCTCTCAAGGCGGGCTAGGATAAACAGCATCACAACGTCAACCAGGATGTATGCCGCTAGGCATAGGAGGGCTACAGTCACTCGTTCTCCCTCCACGTCTTCACCTCTCCAATCAACTCCTCAACACTCATGCGATGCGTCTTCGATGTCTCTCCCGGCGTGCCAGAGCTGTACCCCCATCCCCCCTTGTCGTGAATGCGTCCAGGCTCAAGCACGTACTTGTCCTGCTCCTGCGCCTTGCAAGCAATCGACTCATGAGGAGAGATCAAGTCTTCATGCAGCTTCTCCGCCAGGCGTAGCCCAATCACTTCCGGCTGACTGGGGATGTCAAAGACCTTGCGGAAGGCCATGCAGAGATCCCCAATCCGGTAGGTGGGTAGCTTGGGGATCCACAGCTCCCCAGGGCTGGCATGGCGCAAGGCGTTCAGGACCAGCTCTACCGCTTCCCCTCTGTGGATATGGAAGCGAGTACACCTCGGATCGGTGAGTTTGAGTGAAATACCCCTGGTTGCCGACGCTAACCAAGCCTCTAGAACGCTTCCTTTAGAGGCCCAGACGTTGCCGTACCTACAGGCGACAAACTCCGTTCCACTCCCCGCTGAGTACCTATTGCTTGCCAGCCACGCTCTCTCCGCGCAGAGCTTGCTAGCTCCATAGAGCGTTGCTGGTGAACTGGCCTTGTCTGTGCTGACAAGGACAGCTCGCCTCACTCCACTACTCAGGCAGGCGTCCGCTACATTCCTGCTGCCTTGGACATTCGTACTGATGCAGCTCCCAGGATCGTATTCCGCTAAGGGCACAATCTTCTGAGCGGCGGCATGGACTACGCAAGTAACTCCACGCATAGCCTTGAGGAGTCTAGGCAAATCCTCAACCGCCCCAAGCAAGCAGGAGAGATTAGGCTTCAGCTCCTCCGGAATGGACTTCTCTAGAGCCTCATGCGAATGCTCATTGCGAGCATAAACCCTTACCTTGTGGCCGCTTGCGAGGAGATGCTTAGTGATGGCGGACCCAAGAAAGCCGGTGCCGCCCGTAACAAGGTAGGTATCAGCCACGCGCCTAGGATCCTCTCTCCGGTATCCGGCTAGTGCTGGAGAGGAGTATAGGGACTACATGTAGGGGTGTCAAGGGAAAAGCCCCCATACGTAGTAGGTTTTCTGATTAATGTAGCCTAGGGGTGGTAGATAGCCCCCATAGGTAGTGGTGCCGGGCAAGAAGGAGGTCTAGGGGCCTATTCGGCCCCCAGACCCCTGGAGAAAAGGGGGTTATCTAGGCTAGATGGACCAGCAGGAGCCGTACATCGTGTGCAGGATGTCCAGCTCCCAGGCATCCAGGGCTGAAGCATTATGCATCATATGGGTAGGATACTGCATACCCATGGGTTGTCAAGAGCGTATGCGGAATCTGTAATGTGATGGGGGGAGTACAGGCCCTTCGGGTGGCGGGGTCGCATGCTCTACGCATGCTCCGAGGTAAAGAGTCTAGCCTATAGGTAGTAGTAACGGTCAAGACTAACCGCTACCTGTAGAGCATATTACGGTTCTGTAATGTGCTTGGCTTCCCCAGCGCCGGTCAGCCGATCCCGAACGATCCGCCTGGCGCATTCGTTGTAGTCCACGTTAGCGGCCCTTGCCAGTTCCCGTAGCTTGAGCAGCTCCGCGTAGGTGAGCCGGAAAAAGACCTTCTGAGTCAGCCGCTCCCCAGGCTGCTTCTTGGGCCTTCCTCGCTTACGCTTCCCCACCTCACTTCTATCGGCATGGCTGAGCTGCTTCATGCACCTACTATACGGGCGGCTAGCCATCCCGTCAAAATATTTGTTAGCAATTATTCTTTTTCTGTTGACAATTAATACTTCACGGCGTATATTAGGGCAGAGTGATGACAACGAACGCGACGAATGATCGAGATGGAGGAAAGGTCTAATGGCTCGACGGAACGCGACCCTTGGAATCGGGAAGTGCGCGACCTGCACGCGCTGCGGTCACAAGAAGCATCAGCACGTCCCGAATCTGGGATGCCTGG